ATCAGGTTGACTTTTTTAGTCGAGTCCTTGACCGCGCGCACGAACTGAAATCCGGCGCGGTTCTGCGCGGGCCCCTGCGGCTTGACAATAAAGTTGCGACAGGTCGCCAGGCCGGACTGAAATTTAGAGTCGTCGATACGCCCGAACATTTCCGGGCTGATCTCGCCGCCGGTGAACGAGCGTTGGAGGGCGCGGGTGTTGGCCATGTCTATCTCCCGCCGATCCACGCAACTTTCTGCGCGGGGTTGATGCGGCGCTGACTGGCGTCAGATTCCTGGGCTTGCGATAGGTAGTATTGCATTGCCGCCAGGCACCGCTTGCCCGCTGCTTCGCCTGCTTCACCTTTAAGGACGGGCCCGGCCAGCATCGAGGCCAGATGCCAGGACAAGGCGAGGGTAAACAACGGCGAGAACGATCCGGTATCCGAGACCAAAGCGGTGTAGCGCAACGCGGCATTCTCCAGGTCGGTCAGGATCACTTGCGCGCCACTGTCGTTGATCTCGCAGGAAAACGCTTGCGGTACATACGAGCCGCCTGCTGAAATAGCTTGGTTTTCCAGGGTCTGGCTGTAGTCATCCGAGGCGGTGGGATCGATGACCGCGATGATGTTTACCGCATCGTTGGGGGTCGCATAGGCATACGTCCATTCGGCCCAGGCTTCCGACAGCATCGCCAGTTGGACGCGCTTGGTGGCAAAGCCCCAGGTGTGCATTTCTAACATCGCATCGCGGGCGAAGGGATAGAAGCGCGCGCAGTGCTCGGCTTGCGCGGAAACTTCCGGGGGATCGAGACTGGACACGGTGGCGGAGTCGCCCAGGTGCGCCAGGGCCAGGTTGCAGATATCAACTTCGGTAGCCATACAAATCCTTAATCAAAAACGGGAGCATAAAGCTCCCGTCAGGTGGTGTTGTTAAACCGGTGACTTACACCAGGCTTTCTGGGGTCGGTACTTCCGGGGGTGGCGGCAGGATCACGATCGCCGGGTCTACCGCTTTCGCGGCTTTGCCTTCGATCAGTTCCAATTGCCCGCTCACCTCGCCGTCCATGTCCACGATATCGCCTTCTTCAACGATGACATTGTTGATAAAGGATTTTACCAATACGCGATATAAGGCCATAACTCCTCCTAAGCGATGGTAAAGCCAGACGGATAGAACTTTTGACCGTCTTGAATTTCCAAACCGATATCCGCATAGATCGAACCGGCCGTGGTGGTGCCGACGTTGATCACTTGCAGGCCGACATAGCGTTGGCCTTTGCTGGCAATACGTGGATTTAACTCGGCGGCAAAACGTGCGCCCAGGGTCAACGACGCTACCGGGATCGCGCCGGTAGTGCCGATGATCTGTACGTTGCCGGTACTGTCTGCGTTATCGGAAGCAATGACGTTAAACTGCATGGACGTGCCGCCCACCGCCGCCACTGCCATCTGCACGCGCAGATAAAGCTCGCCGCCTTCACCCATGTCCCGGACGTTGCCGGACGGGCTGCCAGGGGAAGCGGTATCGATGACGTTGCCGCCAGTAAACGAGCCCGACACGATAGTCGTACCCACCCCAAACACCGCTGCCGGAGTAACGGTATTGCCGGAGATTGAACCCGCAAGGGTTAAAAGTGCATCTGTAATCATGGTTATCTCCTGTTAAACAACGCGGGCTTCAGTGTTGAGGATCTGGTCTACCCGACGCAGCGGGATACCCTCGAACTGAGTCCAGCTTTGTGGGGTGCCAAACTGGTTCAGGCCTTGAACAACGTCGATTGCGTTTTGCGATTTGTTCAACGCTTGAATGCGCAACATGGAATACACGGTGCGGTTCATGTATAGCGCCGCGCGTCCCATGCTAAAATTCGGAATACGATCCAGCGCACGAGACATCAGTTTCACCAGGTCTGCCGCTGACGATTCAGCCACCAGGTTAGTGACGTTGATGTTGGCAATGCGCACCACATAACGCCAATCCTTAACGACCACGCCATTTTTCCACTGGTAGTGGGTTTGGTAGGCTTGATAAGGGTTGTTGCTTGAGTCATAGACTGTCAACACGCCTTGGTCTTCGTGGGTTAACCCGGCTTTGGAGCCTTTGGGGAACGTACAGAAAACTGTATTCTCACCCCACACCACCAGATAGATCGAGGTGTTGGTGTTGCCCGCGCCGCCGCCCGCATCGATGATGTTGGCCGCGTTGCCCGCGCCGGATATCGCGCCGAACCGAGGCGCAAGGCCCAGGTATTGGCGAGGATCAGAAGCCGGGTTGCCGTACAACAGGGTTTGCGCCTGCGCCTGATTCATGGCTTCCAGGAACGCGGTATCTTCTGACAGACGGAACGCGCTGGTATTGCCGTTCAACTCCGCCAGGTCTTTATCGACCCTGGCATACGCTTCCAACATGCCCACCGACTCGTCCACTTGCACGGTAGTCGATTTGCTGGTTGGAATACCTTGGTTGATCGAGCGCCAGTAAGCCGTTGGTAAACCGGTACGGATCACGACGCGGTGGCCGGTCGCCGAGTTGGCTTCCATGAACACTGCGTCCTCGAGAATTTCATTACTCTGTGACAGTAGTTCCGCCACAACGGGGATCTTGCCATCAGGGTCAAGACGTTTTGCCCAGTCTGCCAGGGTCAACGCGCCGTTGGATAAAGTTGCCATGTAAAGCTCCTAATTAATTAATGTGCGTAAAGTCGGTCAGCATGCGATTTGTCGCCATTGGGGGATGCTCTCCCGTTGTGGACTTTGTCTTCGCTGATAGTTTTGCCTGCGCGTAACATAAACCGGATCACCTCCGGGTTATTGCCCAGGCCAGATTCCACCAACAGGCTTTTCAACTCCGGTGTGCCGAAAGCGTCCAGCGCTTTCTTTGCGATGCCAAGGTTCTCGTTGAGCTTGTCGCCCCCGATTTCCTTGTCGGCTTTGGAAGCGTGCTCCCAGTCCGATTTGATCGTTGCCAGTTGCTCTTGTTGCCGGGCGTGCATCACCGGGGCAACCTTGTCGAGCAATTTCTGGGCCTCACCGTTGGACAAGTTCAATTCCCGGGCGACCTCGGAGTAGGCTTCCAGCACGGCGGGATCAAAGTCCCGGCCCTCGCTGGCTGTTAACTCGTATTTTTCCGGCGCGCCTGACTTCTCGTCAGCCTTGCCCTGGTCGTCGGTGCTTGCTTTGTCAGTTGTCTGCGCCTGCGTTTGCTGATCCTGGCCTTCGGTCGTCGGGCTAGTCGCCGTGCTATCGGTGGTTTGGTTGTCAGCAGTTTGCTGGGACTCTGCGGTTGTGTTTGAAGTGTCACCGCTTATTATCAGCGTATTGGTCATTCTTGTTGCTCCTTCAGCATCTCGCTATATCGATCAAGGCAGTGTTCGGACAGTTGTGCCAACAGTCTCAACCCCTCGTTCCGTGTACCCTCGGCAAAAGCCATAGTCAACGCGTTGGTGTTGAAAGAGAGCCGCCAAACGCCTGCGCGTTCGAGCAAGAGGAAGACAAAACGTCGCCCCCGCTTATTGCTCATCAGCCATTTGAGATCGCCGATTTCCCGATCTTCAGCCGAGCGCGCACGGTCGGCCAAAGCCTGGTGCGTATCGTCTAAGTCATAAGGGTCTAACAGATCTCTATTCGCCATGGGCTCAATCTAAGCGATAGAGCAGGAGACAAGTGCATCAGTCGTCGTAGAGCAGGCTTGCTTTGGAGGAGTGGCTTTCGGTGCCGCCCAATTCCAGGTCGGTAATTTGCAAGCAGAGGTAGGTATCAGGCCCGGCGTCGTCGCCGTCGGCTTCCACGGTTTGCCGGACTTCAGTGACCAGCGTCATGGCGCGGATCTGCACCTGGGTGCCAGGCGTCGGGGGTTTGGTAATACCCAAGGCTTCGCATTGATCCTCGTTGAGCCGGATCTCCAGGCCGTAACCGTAAGGGTTTTGCGCGCAAGTTTCGACGCGCTCGTTGTCGGTCTTCATTGAAATTAGCGACATTGGGTTCCTTGGTGTTTATAAGCCGCCCCAAAGCCTGCTGAAAACAGGGCTAGGGCTAAGAAGATGGGGAGGATCGGCATTATGTATTAAACGCTGTAATAAACGGAGATAAATCTTCATCTGTCCATTGAGGGCTTATCAGTTTATGTCCTAGGTGTTGTTTATTAATCAGTACGGTCCTAGCCCAATCAGCATCTCCCATATCTACTGGCTTACCCCCTAGTATCAAATTGGCTGAGTCTAAACATGCATCGTAGTCACTCGCTACTCTATTGGCCTCTGTTACAATATCGGGGGCAGTATTAAGTACTCTAGCCTGTTGATCCAGCGCATCTAGAACAACTGCTATATTATCTAGTACGGATTTTTGTGCTAATTTTTGAACTGGAGTTAGGGATACTTTCTTAGGTTTCAGTTTTGTAGTTGGCATTTTATTTTCCTTAGATTGAAGTTACAGTTTCCCAAGCGGTTGCCCCGCCTATACGCATTTTATTTAGTGTTGTGTCGAAATACATTCCACCTTTGACATAAGCAGGTGCTGAAGCAGTTGGTGCCTGTGGAGGCATAATGACATCAGCAAATGTAATTGTGGAGGCATTGCTTTGAACTCTTATCGAACCTGTACCATTTGCAAGGATGATGTTATTAGTCAAACCAGCGGCAAGTCCTGTTACTTGAGCACCAAGTATTGTATTACCAGTACCTGTTGTAACCCCTCTTCCTGTATTGTAACCAAGTGCTGTATTATTATTACATTGTGCTGCAACATTAGCAGATGTAGCTACCGTTCCTGTTCCAACTCCCGCAGTTGCATTAGCCGTGAATGTTTCACCAACTTTACCAGATACAGCACCAGATGCAACCCACTGAGCTGCTGTAGTAGTACCCATAGTTACAATTTGATATGCAGTGGCATTTACTATAGCAGTTGCTGCTATTGTTGTAGTAGTGAGGTCGTATAGTGCCTGTGCACCAGTTGCAGAGTTTTGAGTACCTGTTGTGTTGTTTTGTAGTGCATTCGTGCCAGTTGCAGAATTATAACTACCTGTTGTATTAGAGATTAGTGCATTCGTGCCAGTTGCAGCGTTATAATTACCTGTTGTATTGGAGTATAGTGCCTGTGCACCAATTGCAGCGTTATAATTACCTGTTGTATTGTAGTATAGTGCCTGTGCACCAGTTGCAGAGTTTTGAGTACCTGTTGTATTAGAGATTAGTGCATTCGTGCCAGTTGCAGAGTTTTCAGCACCTGTTGTGTTATGGTATAGTGTCTGTGCACCAATTGCAGAATTATAACTACCTGTTGTATTAGCGAGTAGTGCATTCGTGCCAATTGCAGAATTATAACTACCTGTTGTATTAGAGAGTAGTGTATTCGTGCCAGTTGCAGAATTATAACTACCTGTTGTGTTGCTGTTTAGTGCATTTACTCCAGTTGCAGAGTTATTAACACCTGATGTATTTGAATATAGTGCCCCTGTACCCACTGCAACATTTTTAAGGGTGTCATCCGTAGCTGCGCTCCCTAGAATAACACTAACCCCATCCCCAATATAAAGCCGAGTGCCTACCTGTGCTGTCCCGTTAAAGCCTGCGGGGATGTTGGCTAGTGTGTTGCATTGGGTAATAACCCCCGCTTGCGAGCCATCTGGGTTCGCAATGCCGGTTACTTTGAGCCCGTCTTCCTGGTAGGTAAAAGGGGATGTTCCTATTCGCTTGGTCATTTCTTTAGCTCCTTAGTAAAGGGCAGTAATCAGCGTGGCCGTGGTGCCGGTTGCCCAAATCCGGGTGACCGACAAATACTGCACAAAGCCAAGCACGCCCGCCGGTACGGTTATCGAAACAACACTGCCATCGGCAAAAGTTAACTTAAGCGTACCTGCGCCCCCAACGATCAAAGCGCGTGTTGGTCTTGCCGGGCCGGTCGGTGGCACCAGGTCGGTGCTGTCGTTAGTGGTTACCGTCAGCGCACTGATAAGCGAGGTTGCGTCGTCGGTGGTAGTGAAAAACGGATTCATTACAGATTACCCGCAGGGTACAGCGCAAAGATGCCGGTCGCGGTGGTGCTGGTCGCTGCGATGATCGAGGCGTTGATCTTGACGATCTGCCCGGCGCTTAAACCGGTCAACAGAAAGGTGCCGCCCGAAGCCATTGTTCCTGCGACGTTGCCGGAGCCTGTTACATAAATACCGGTACACGGGCCACTACCTAATACCGTAGCGTCGGTTGCGGTGATCGGCACGCCTTCCAGCTCGGTGGTTTCTTTGGCGCCGACCGTATAGCCGACCGTTGAAAATAATTGTCTGGGCATGGGGATCTCCTTAGGTGTAACCGCTAAAGGCGCGGGTTGCGTCAGTTAAAGCGTTGGGTTCATTGGTCTTGGCACTGGCCAGTTTTTGCGCGGTATCTGCACCCTGGTTCATCAGGGCCGATTGCTGCATTTTTTGCTGCGCCTGGGCGCGTTGGGCCCGGAGCGCTTCGACTTTATCAGGTGCCAGCAGGATGCGCGGATCGATGCCCAGCGAATCGCCGTAAATCTCCACGGTCTTGTCACCGTCGATGGTGTCTAGCACCTCGGGTTTGAACTGGGCGATAGATCCGACGGTACCGATAAAGCGATCGATGCTGTTGGTGCCGACGGCGCGTTGCGCCTGGGCCATCATACTGACCAGCTCGACGTTGATGTCGTGGCCTTGCATCTCTTCTGGCGGCGGTGGCATTAGGCCAGCATCGACGATGTATTCAAAGGTCGATTCAATGAGCGGGTTGAGCAATTCATTCTGTAAGCGTTCGAGCACGGGCCCCAGCATCAACAGTTTCTCTTCGTGCCGTTCGGCCACTTCAGTGGCGGTCATCCGTGCGTCGGTCTGGTTGGCCAGCATTAAGAACAGATCCGCGTAGAATGAGCCTTCGATGCGGCGTCTGACATCCTGGATGTCTTGCAATAAATGCGATAGGTCGATGTTTACTTCAAATGCGGTCTTGACGCCTTGCGATCCGCCTGCCAGGTCGACATAAGTCACGCCCCCCGGTAAGCGTTCCACGTCGCGATTCTTCATGGACGTTGGCACTTGCAGTGGTGGATTAGTCTTGTAGTCGATGCCCTGCGCTTTGCGCAATTGTTCGTGTTGTAATTGTTTGATATCACCCAAGGCCTCTTGGCCAGGTGAGCTGCCATAAATATCGCCGCCGGAGGTAGCCCAACGCGGGCACAAGCCTGGAAAGCGTTTGAAGCCAGACTCGCTCAGGTAGTGTCCTGGGTCTGAGCCGATCTCAAAGTACACGCTGCGATAGGGCATGTTCTTGGCATCTTGCTTGGACGGATCACGATCGGTGCGCGGTTCGATGGCATGGACGATGGTGATCCAGGCATCCAGGGAGCCTCCCTCATACAACGATCGGGTCGACGGCATGACATTGTCGATGCCAAACTCGGCAACGATCTCATGCACGGTCTTTTGGAATTCACGGTACAGGGTGGTGACTTCACCCTTCCAGTTGGTTGCCAGGCAATACTCGCCGATGGTCAACGGATACAGGTGGATCACGTTGTCAAAATCAGGGGTGATGATGCAGGCTGCTGTGCCAAAAGTGCCCAGCTCTTCGTACATCGAGTGTAGAGCGCGGTAGGTGTTGGACTTGGCAAAGATCGCCAGCATCAGCTTGGTGCAATCGTCCAGCCAGACCTTGACCGGTTGATACTGCATCAGTTCTGGGTCAGCCGTAGCCAATCGAAACCAGGGGCGCGCCGGACTGGTCAAGCCGGACATCATGCCCGCCGCCAGTACGCGCAACGACCGGGTACCGGTGTTGTCGTAAATATTATTATGCCGACGTTGGCCCCGGTTGCGATCCTGCACAAAGTAGCGCCCGGATCTCGGCAACAGGTAATCGGATAGCTCTTTCCAATGCGCCCACCAGGTAGCGCGCTCGGTCTTGAGCTGACCCCAGCGGGTGAGTAGTTTGTCTTTTTTGACTTTCACTTAGGAACCCAACAAAGTGCTTTTGCCCAACGACAGCTTGGCGGGGTCGATACCTTGTGGGCCGGTCAACATGGTACCGGACGCACCCATCTTGCCGGACTGTTGTGCCGCTGACAAAATGGCCGAGGTGTCTGGCTTCTTCTGGTTAACTTTGTTGAACTCCTGATCCGCCTGGGCCGCCATTTTATTCGCGTTGGCCTGGGATTGTTCCATTGATTTTTTAGCGGCGTCGGCTTGTTCAGCGCCTTGCGCAGCGCTTACCCCTACCCCCACCGCTGATACGGCAACGGCGATTCCTACTGCCCATACTGACATAAACTATCCCCTTGATTCTTGAATTCGTTTTTGTGCATAGCGTCTGTTTCCTAGCCTATGCGGTTCTTTGGTTAATTCTTCTTCCGCTTCCTCAACCGTCCTGGCATCCGTGCGGTAACTCATGGTCGCGAACGTATCGGACTCACTCACTACGATGGTGCGTCGCCCGGCAAGCGTCGGGAATACCCGGTACCCATCAACATCAATCGGATCTCCCTCGCCGAGCAATCGGCATTTTCCGCTGAATACCACGGTCGAAGGTTTCAATATCTGTAAGCCAACAGTGACCGACCCGGCGGGCATCATGATGGTTCGGTAGTAAACCCCCTCATGGATGAAATGATCCGTTGTGAACTCTATCTGCTGCTCTTCGGGCAACGCAAAGCAGGCTGCTTCCAGGTCATCCATCGCTTGCAGACTCATCGCTGTCGCGCTGGCGATGTGCGCAAGGTTCATGACAGCACCTTGCTGAAGGAAATGTGCGACGCTTTGAACCCCATCATCGGTGCCGCCTTGGCTAATCGGCCCTGGTTGGGCGCGCCCATTAACAACACTAAGGCACCTTTCTCCCGTGCCAACCTCTCGGCATGTTCTGCCAGGCGAGTCCCCGTGCCGTGCTTGCGGTGCTTTTCGTCCACGTAAAACAAGATGATAGATCCCATATCAACACCGTATTGGGGCACCGGCGTCACCGTCAAGGCCAGTACCCCCACCAAAACGTCGTCATCGGTGTAAGCCCCGAAAAACGTCAGTAATCCCGCCGATTCCATCGCTATATACAGATCGATATTGGGGCGCGGTGCAGGTATGCCCTGGATAGCGGACTCCTGGGAGTAGGCGGCGACCAACGTGTCGATAGTCGATGCGCTGAAGATGTCAGTAACCGTGCATAGTTGGATAGTAATTTCGCTCATGGTGGAAAAGACTACGACCAACCACGGGCGACAAGTGCATCAGTTCGACGCGTAAGGATCGTAGTCGAGGATGTTACGGCGGACGTTTTGCGCGGCGAAGGGCAGGAAGGCGCGCTTCGGGGTATCGATCAGCGCCAGGCAGATAGCACTGCCATAGTCAGGAGAGCGGCCGATCTTGGCGATGATCTCGTCGCGACTGGCCACTGTGACCAGTGAGCCGGCCAGCTGCCAGGTCGGCGCGCACAGATCGGCCAACAGCTTGGGATCTTGGGGCAGACAGATGCCGTTGTTGGCATTGGGATCGAGCGCCTCGCGCATCATCCACCATAGCTGTGAGCGTTGGTTGCGGAATTGCAAGCGCCCCGATTTGTCCAGGCCGGTGGCTTTTTCCGACACGTTGACGCCGATCACCTGTTGGTTGGTATCGCGCAAGAAGTCGTAAGGCGACGCGCCCACCCCGATCACATCGATGTGGATCGGTGCCTGGTCTCTGAGTGCGGCAATCGATAGCCCGGCTACCGTTGGCCCATCCGGTGTAGCCGTGCCAGGGTAGACCAGCGCCTCGTCGAACCACATGCCGTGCCGACGGAACAGGATAGTGTTATCACGGCCACCACGGGCAACGTCGACGCCCAGAGAGTCCATCGGTGCCAGTTTGAGCGGTCGCGTCCAGCGTGCCATCGCTGCTTCAACCCAAGCCGTTGGTATAACTTGCCAGGGGTCGTCTTCAATACCGGCCATAAAATCTCCATAAAGCATTTGTGAGCGCAACGGTTCAGGCAAGGCTTGCAACGTTGCCATGTAGCCGGTGCCCATAAGGTAAGGGTTATCCGATACCCGCGACGGGATAAAGGTGCGCGACATCGGGGTGATCAGATCCACACCGTGTTGAAACGGGGTGTTATCTGCCACTTCCGACTCTTTGCCGTCGACCATCGCATACCAGCGCAGTTCGCCAGGCTTGGCCGGGTTGGGGTGTTTGGGATCAAGCCAGGGTGCAAAGAACTGGATAACCCAACGGCCCTCGGCACTGGTCGGCGGGTTGAAGGTGAGTAGCGCCTGGCATTTCTGCTTGGGGTCAACCGAGCGCAACCATCCCAACAAGGCGCGCACCTGGGACTCAAGGAAGTTGGCCGCCTCATCGAACACCAGCAGATCATGGGGGCGGCCTTGATATTTATTCCAATCATCGACGTTGGGTGTTGAGCCGAATTCGATCTGTTGCTTGGGTAGTCGCCAGATCCGTTCGGCGCCATTGAAGCCATCACGGCTGCCCAGGAGCTCGGTAAAACGATCGATGATACCAGTGAGCTGGGTTGCTTCGCGGCGTAGCACCAAGGTCTTCTGATGATCGGTTAACGCTTTGCCGCAGGCCAGATCCGTTTTGCCACCACCGGCTGCCCCACCATAACCAATGACGTCGGCCATCGAGGCGTAGGCCATCGACTGCGGGCCAGGCAACGCCCGCCACAATGAGGTATCTGAGGACAACAGCCTATCAACCTCGGCCAATTCGTCAGCAGTCAGGTACTTGAGCAGGGTTGGATCAAACAAGGTCTTGGCCGGAGGCATAGGCGCGAGCCTGGGCAGTCGCCATAATCGCTTCGATCTTCGCGGCGCGCTCGGTGTCGGTAATCTCCACCGGGCCCCCATTGGCACCCGTCAGTTCCACGGCTTGCCGATCGCCATACTTCTTGGGGTTCCACTTGGCGAGTAGCTTAAGGCGGGTCTCTACTTGCAGTTTGCGATGCCCCAACATATCGTCACGGATGATCTTGATACCCTTGTCAGTCTCTTCGGTCTTTTCACCCACCATCGGGGTGTTGGCAATCTGCAAGCACTCTTCGGCGATGGCATCGTGGCCGACTTCCCGCGCACAGGCGATGTCTGTATTAACCTGAGGATATTTGTGCATCCACAGATACACCGTTCGCCAGTACGGCATGTGATCATCGCGACAGATCACCGCGAGTGGTTCGCCTGTTGCCAGGCGCGCACAGATCTCGTCCACTGTCTCTTGCTTAAAGTTCGATGGTCTGGCCATCTCAATTCTCCTTGCACAGTTTAAAATACGCGATGGTTTGGGCGCGCCGCTCGAAGCGACAGATCCTGCCCACCATCCACTTGGTGATCTCGAACTTCACCGCGATCTCAGCGTAGCGCAAACCGGCCTCGGCAAGTGCTCTGATACATTCCACATCGCCATCCGTCAATCTTGCCCGGGGGTGGCCTTCACCAATCCGCAGGCCGCGCTCGTTTACAGGTACAAATTTCATAAGATCCCCTAGCCGCTAAAAATTACGTGTTAAACGTGTAAAAAATTACCAAGACAACCTAAGACAACCTAAGACATCTGTTTCTTAGCCTTTCCCCCAACCTACTTATATATACACATACGCTTAGTTGGGGTTTAGGTTGTCTTGGTTGTCTTGGTTGTTTTATCCCTTATGTAATAAGGCTTTCAACAAGACAACATAGTATTTCCATAATGTCTTAGGTTGTCTTGTCGTTAACCCACGCCCGGATTTGAGCGCCGTTTACGTAAGGTTTACCGGGTTTAAACCCCTGAGCGCGTAAAACTTTACCGATTTGCATCTGATCCGCACGCTTGTAATTTTTTGCGTCTATCCGCAGGCACTCCCGCGCAATATCCGCAGCGAGTAAAAATTCACGCGCTCGCGGTATTTCCCCGGTGAGCATGTCCGGCTCATCCAACCACTTGGCAATATCATCAGCCCACGGTTCTTGCATCATATGCTCGGTTTGCGCTTCTTTAGCCAACGCTTCGGCCCCCTGATAAGCCAACCCAAGCAGTTCAAACAGCTCCCGTCCTTCCGCCCACAGCTGCAAGCGATCGGCCTTGACCGCATCGATATCGGCCCGTTGGGTCTTGACCGGCAGAAAGCGTCGGTTGCCGGTCTCATCCGCCAAAAACTCCGACTGATTGGTGGTGCCAATGAACACCAGACGACGAGGGAATGAAGTAGCGAACTCCCGGTACTTGGGCACCCAGTTCTCATGGGTGCGGGTAATGAAAGCCTTGATGCTCTCCAGCTCTCTTGTGTGGAGCCCGCGCAGCTCGCCGATCTCGGCCAGCAGTCGGCCTCGCATCTTGCGCGCCAGGTCATCATCTTTTTCGTGGAAGCTGACCTCGGTGAAGAAGTCGGGACTGGGCACCATCGCCGCCACACTGGATGACTTCAGCGCGCCCTGCTCGCCGATCAGGATCGGCACCATGTCGGCCTTGATGCCCGGCACCAAGACCCGACCGGCCATCGCCGTCCACAGGTACAGCGACACTGCTTTGATATACGGCGAATCCTCCGCGCCAAAATACTGGCTAAGAAAATTCTCGACGCGCGGCACACCGTCCCAGGTGAGGCTATCCAGCCAGAGAATGGCCGAGTCAAACGGTTGCTCTTCAGCGACCAACAACACCACATCCCGGATCAGCTCGCGCCCCACCGGTTTGAAGCCTTTCTTCTCCAGGGCAATACGCAACCGGGAGTAGTCAGCATCTTTGAAGGTCTGCCAGGCATCCTTTTGGCCATGCACATTGAACATGATCTCATCCCGGAATTGATCGTGGCGGATCTCCACCCCACACTCATCAGGGCAGCGCACCGCCTTGGTGATGTTCTCAATGGTGGCTTCGATCTTGCCTTTGCCATCGCGCAGGTAGTTAGGCCGATCCGCTTCGCCGGGCTCCAGCTCCACCACATCGAACTCATCCGCCGTCACGATAGAAGATTGCCCTTTGCCCTTGGCTTTGAGACAATGTTCACGCCACAGATACAGCAACGCTCTGTCGTTATCTTGTCGGCGATGATCCATAGCAACATCCAAAGCGTAGTCATTAGTCGCCAGGATCGAAAAAACTTCGGCATCGGTGTAGCCTGCCGCAAACAGGCTTACACCAACACCGAACAAGGTACCCGATCGATCGGTATCAAATTCCCCCGTTTGTAAAAAGCGCAACGACGCGCCCGGTATCGGCAGCTTGTCGGTTGACGGCAAGAACATTTCATCCAAAATCTCAGGGATCGACAGATCGATCACCTCCGCCTTGCGCCGTTCTTTGGCGTATTGTTTGGCCAGATCGGCCAACACCACAGGCTCCACCAACGTCAGATTCTCAGGGCTGCCCGGCAAACGGGTACCGGTCACGGTCAGGAAGCGCGCTTCATTGCCGCCGTACACCTCAATGCCAACTTCGTGGTTGGTCCAGTCGGCCTCGATGCCGCCCAACAAAAAGATCCGGTAGCCCTTACCGCTGGGACTGATCTCGGTGTAGCTGCCCACTTGCTCAATCACTGCCAACGCCCAGGGCGCGTTTAGGCAATTATCCAGGTCGATAGCAACCCTGTCTCTTATACACATCTCCGAGCCCACGAGACCAGAGAGGATCTCG